TCATCATCGCTACCGGTATGACGGACAAGGCAACCATGACGTTACTCGAAAGGAACCACCAGATCGATGACAAGCACGTTGACAACGACTACACAGAGTTCGACTCCTCCCAAAATGAGGTCCCGGGCCACATTGTCGACAACGCATTGGTTAGACTTGGTCAAAGCAACACGATCGAATGCCCAGCCAATGTCAGAGAAAGCCTTATGGAAATGCAAGACTTTCGCCAGATTTCCAGCGACGTCATGTCACTGCTGGTCAGTCTCAAACTGGACTCCGGACAACCTTTCACTCTCATCCGCAACTGTTTCTGGAACCTCTGCATTGCCCTAGACACCATTAAGGGCGCAAGAGTCATCTTTATCAAAGGTGACGATTCTTTGGCATTAGGTCCTAACGTAGAGTTCGACTACACCGCGATGAACAGTTACGTGAAGGATCTGGGTTGCAACTTCAAACCCCACTCAGCACCTTCAGGGGAGTTCGTAGGCTTCATCGTCAACAAGTACGGTGCCGCCTACGATCTCACAAGGATATGCGCCAAGACCCTGACCAGATGCTACAAGGACAAGGAAGACTTTGACAACTATCGCATCGCCATCGGAGTCACGCTCCGTGAAGTCAAACAAGACGCTGCGCACAATATGGTCAAGGTCAACTCTTACCATCACACTGGCTGCACCGACAACATACCGGATTTCGACATGCTCATCAGTTTCCTGTTCAACTTTGCCGAGGGAAAGGTTCCCTTCAGCAACACCATCGCTTATGAGTCCCGTAATTACATCACGGACTGCGCTGTTGACGTCTCTACGCATCACGGCATTGACACTTCTAAGCTCAGGGCGATACCTGTACTCAAGTACTGCAAGAAGGCGAAATCGTGGGCCCTTAAATAGGGTATTCTATTCACCATGAATTTCCAAAACAAGACCTTCGCTCACCCCGCCACAGGACGACCAGTCAAAGTCAAGCAAGCAGAGCAGCTTCCAAACGTGCTTTGTTTAGAGTTAGAGAGCCCTTACCACCCGAAGGGCCGACAGGAGTTTGAAACGCTCTATCTTCATGATGATGGAGAATCGATTTCATCCTGTTCCGTCACGATACCGAACAAGACACCGACTAAGACGAAGATCATCGGTTTCTTTGGATCCTGCCTCTAACAGGGTATTCTATATCATGAATTCTCACAACCAGAATGACCCGCTCACCATCCAAGATTGCTTTCAAGCGATCCCCAAGAAAGTCTGGCAACTTCAGACGACCAACACGTTCAAGCCAGCTCAAGGGCGCTGTTGCTGCCATGGCCGCAATGTCGCTCACCAAGCGAAGGCCGGCCCGCAGGACAGCAAAGAAGACCATCCGCCCGTCAAACGGTTCCGCAAGGCACTCTGAAAGGGGACAGGAGTTTCTGTCTTTCCTTACGGTACCAACCGCCTCCACCATCGGCTCTTCCCTCTACACCCTGGAAGTCAACCCCACCCAGTTTCCCAGGCTCGGCGTCTTCGCTTCCCAATACAAACAGTGGAAAGGAGACGTCACACTCAAGGTCGAGTCGCTCGGCAACGCCTTCGCCACATCGTCGGTATCACTCGCCTTCATCCCCGACCCCGACGTGAACGAACTACCCTCGGACCCAACCTCCCTGCTTAGAGTCATCAACTCTGCACCTTCGCAGCGGAACCTACACCTCCAGTCCCAAGGCTCCGCTTCAGTGGTCGCGCCCTGGAAGCTTTCAACTAACCCTTGGAAGTTCGTCCAGGACACTGATGTCTCGGACCGCGCCAATGGAGTCTTCGTCATCGTTTCCAATGGCTCACCAGGCGCAGTAGACGTTCCCCTCAAAGTTTCCGTCTCTTACAACGTCCAGTTCCAAGGCAACACCTACTCCCCTCTCGAGGGAGCTCTGGCTAACGTCATCCAAGCCTTGTACGGCACCAACAACTCCCTCTCGGATTCGTTGTTCCAGCCCACTTCCGGAGCATTTAACTATGTTGTTGGAGGTTCGGGCAACCGATTCCTCACGCTCACCTACCCTTCCGGC